CGGCTTCTGGCTTCATGTGGTTCCTCAACCCGAAGTACATCAGGTTGATCGGCCACACGCAGAAGTGGTTCACTCCGACACCGTTCATCCGTACGGTTCTTGAGGACAGTCGCACGTCGCAGGTGTTCTGCTACGGCAACTTGATCGTCAACAACCGTAACCGTCATGCGGTGGCGACAGCCAAGACTGTCTAAGCGCAGTCCTGACAACTACTCACGATTGGAAGGGGTCGGGGGCCGCTGGCCCTTGGCCCCTTCCGCCGTCTCTGGGAGGATTCAGATGAGCAACATCAGGCACGATCATGGTGGCCAGCACGCTGTTCTGGCAGCTACGTTGTTCGGGCTGCCTGCTCAGTCGTCGGGTGATTCTGACACTGTGCTGGTGCCTGCCAGCGGCGGTATGGACTACTCGGATGAAGTGTTGGTGGGTGGTCCAGAGTTTCCCGAAGTGTGCGAGGCGTGCGAGTAACCTGAGGAGTCCTAGTGGCTAAGCGTCAGTTGTCAAACTACAGGACAGATATCCGCGCCATCACCGACCTTGACTCGACAGACCTGCCTGACGCGACCCTGGACATGTTCTTGCGTGACGGGGCACGGTACGCTCAGCGGTTCAACCAGGGGCTGTGGCCGTTCTTCGAGGAGTTGTGGACGTTCGATACGGTCGACGAGCAGGCCGCGTACGACATGGACACTGAGGTCGCCGAGGATCATGCCTCGGACTATCTCGTGGCCCAGATCAGGACTGTGCGTCGAGACGACTTGACGTTGATCCCATGGAACCGTGACACCTATGAACGTACTGTGCGTGTAGATGCCACAACCGAAGGCAAGCCTAGCTATTGGACGCTCTGGGGCGAGAACCTGACGCTGTATCCTGTCCCCGACGGGATCTACACGTTGACGGTCAGGGGTTGGCGCAAGGGGATGAACTGGATCGGCGACGGAACGACCGCTACGGTCGTGTCTGACATGCCTGAGGAGTTCGACGACGCTATCCTTCAGTGGGCGTTGGGCGACACTTACGCTCATCAGGATGAGCCTGCTACTTCGCTGTACTACCACAACCGTGCCGATTTGACGTTGACCCAGTTGGAGGATCAGTACGATCAGTCGATCCCGACTGACATTGTGATGAACCGCGGGTCTGCTGGTGGTCGTATGGGGCCTCGTCCTATGGAGGAAGCGCCGTTCTGGTGGGAGGCGTTGAACTAACATGCCTTTGCCTTTGACCCCGCCTGGGGTGTCTCCTGAGCTTCAGACGTATGTACTCCGTGACTTCACGGGCGGACTCAACGTCCAGGCGTTCAGCACGGAGTTAAACCCGAACGAGTCGCCGCGTATTATGAATTGCATGATCGACCCGCGTGGCGGGTTCCATGCGCGAAGTGAATTGAAGAACCAGAACACGACAGAGATTCCGATTACTGGCGGGTCGATCACCAACGTTTGGGCACACCACGACCTAGCGACAGGTGACCGTCAGATTCTGGCACATTGCAACGACAAGATTTACTCCGCCCACGATACGGACACGTCGTTCGGTGATACGCTGATTACGGGCGGCGCCGATTCGGCGAACCTGTTGGATGCGGCAGCGTTCGGTGGGATGACGATTCTGATGCGTGGGGCAGCGAACCAGGACTCCGCCGATTACGACACCACGAGCGGGTTCACGTATTACACCAACTCGGTAGGCGCATGGCAGGATGATTTCGACTCTCCGTCTGGTGCCCACATGCCTCGTGCCCGTAGGTGCGAAACACACCACAACATGTTCTGGGTGGCATCTACGCGGGAGACGGCTGGCGTCGAGTTCAAGAACCGTATCAGGTTCTCTCATCCTGGTGATGAGGGGTCATGGCGCGAGCAGGATTGGATCGACATTGACCCTGGCGAGGACGTCGACCCTATCGTGGCTCTCGTCTCGTTCAGGGATCATTTGTTGGTGTTCAAGACCAACTCGATTTGGGCCGTGTTCGGATACGACTTCACCGACTTTCAGGTGGTGAATGTCTCCAACACGATCGGATGCTTGAGCCCGAAGGCTGTCCAGTCGACTGAACAGGGCGTGTTCTTTGTGGATCAGCATGGCGTCTACGTGTATGACGGCGCCCGTCTCCAGAATCTGTCGGAGAAGTTGGGCATGTGCTTCCCGATTAACCTTGATCAGAGGAACTTCGTTTGCCTCGTCCAGATGGGCGACTACGTATGGGTTGGTGGTACGGGTTCTACTTTCAACTTCGTTGACACCCTCAACCTGTTGTGCTTTGACTTGAACTTGGGGGCATGGACAACCCATTACATGCCACAGGACCCCCAGACGGGTACGATTGTCCGAGGTTACGACGACGGCGGGTCGGATACGCCCGTAGACCGAATCATCTTCGGCTTCGGGGGTACGGGGTGGGTCGGCCAGTTCTTGGCCGACCCCGTGGATGGTGGTCGAGGCATCGACCGCCTTGGCGGCGTGGCTTACCCCATCCCGTGGCACTTCCAGACCGCGTTCTTTGACGCGGGGGAACCGTTCAGGAACAAGAAGTGGAAGCGTCCAGAAGTGCATTACAAGGACAGGCTGCAAGCTGGCGGCGGGGGCATGACCCATTCGGTTGACGTGTACCAGGATTGGAACACACTGGCTGTGGCTAAGACCTTGACGTGGGAGGCTGGCGATGGCGCCGCCGATGAGGACTTTACGCGGCTGAGTTCCTTCCCTGTTAGTCGTTCGGTATCGTTCGACTTTCGGGGACACGATGAGGACTCTAGCGAGAACGGCTTTGCCATTCGTGGCATCACTGTCAAGTGGCGTAACAGGGCGGTGAAGGGCTAATGGCTCATCATAGGCCGTGGCAGAACCCAGAGCCTGCCACTGACTACACGGCCAGGCGCATCTTTGGTTCTATCACTCGCCACTCATCTAGGTACGAGCACGCGCATGGAGCGAGCGTGACTCGCATCACGACGGCAGATACTATTGGTTCAGGGTCAGCCGAAGCCATTGTCTGGAACAGCGCGCTCCACAACGATTTCGGCTTCTGGGACTCTGGCGCGCCGACCAGGTTCACTGTTCCCGCTGGTTTGGGTGGCGTTTATGTCGTACAGGCTTCTGTTGCCCTCTCCAACAACGCCACGGGACAGCGCGTGTTGGCGGTACGTGCAAACGGATCTGGCGCCGAGGGCCAGCACGACGACAATAACCCTTCAGCGTCTCTGGCTACTAGTCTAACCGTAACAACCCTGTGTTGGCTGGAGGATTTGGATTACGTCGAGGCCGCGGTGATCCAGACCAGCGGCGGCAACTTGACAACTTCGACCGATGGTCGCACCAGGTTCAAGATCGCGCGCATTGGGTTTGCCTAGTCCTTTGGTCAACCTATCAGGTGATAGGAGCGGTTTCAGATGGCAACGACAACGGTTCAGCAGTTTGATCCTGGGTACAACCCTGGTGATTCTGGACCTCACGCGCCTCCGACAGATACGCTACCGCCGTTGTCAACGGCCGAAGTAGCGTACTACGAGAACCAGAAGCGTATGGCTAACCAGTCATACGGTCGTGGCATTGTCGACGTCAACCTTCAGCGTGGCCGTCTCGGGGTTGACCAGGGGTTCGCTACCGACGACATCAACCAGCGTTTCGGGGATATTCGCGAACAGGTGCCTGGTTCGTTCAACCGTCGGGGATTGTTGAACTCTGGCATCTTCAAGAACGCTTTGACCGACCTGTTCACGGACAAGACTTCGGCCCTTGACCGTTTGAACGTCGGGTTCGCCCGCCAGTTCCAGGATCTGGATATCACTGAGCAGGATTTGAGCACGCAGCTAGAGAACGCGTTGTCTAGCATCTCTGGGGATCAGCAGCTTCGGCGTAGCGTGTACGCGGAGATCATCAAGGGGCTTGGATAATGGCCGACTCTTACACCTATCAGTACGGCCCATCGAACGTTGCCAGTTCGAGCGGTGCTGGTTCTTCATCTTCTGTTGACGGCAACAGTTGGGATACGTTCGCCAAGGAGATCAAGAAGGCCCGACTTGCCCAGGTGTTGGAAGATGCTCGCGGGTTCACCCCAGATTGGGCTCCTGCCCCTACTGGCCAGGCTGCGGATGCGGCGCGGTTCCGTGAGATGAGTCGTTCGTCGGTCGCTAACTCTGCCGTGTCGGCGGTAGAGGCTCTGAGGGCGCAGTCGGAGTCGATCTCGGGGGGGGCTCCTACTGGTGCTGGCCCAGGCGGCGGCGGGGGTGGCGGTGCGCCTGGCGTCGATCCGATGTCGTTGGCTATGAAGCAGTTGACAACGATGCGCGACCAGGCGCTGGGTGCTTTGGCTGAACGATACAGTTTCGGCCAGGAAGAACTTGAACGCCAGCGTGGCGTAGGCGAGAGCGGCATCAATACCTCGGCTTCTGTAGCTGCCACCGAACTCGAAGGGATCGGCACCAAGGCTCAGGAACGCTCAGCGACGATTGAGCAGCAGCTACAGGGCAGGCAGGACGATACTGCTGCGTCCCGTGATGCTCGTAATG